AACCATTGAGTTCACGAATCTCTTTGACTTCTGTTTCAGTAAGGTCTGTACGATTATCAACTTCAATATTTAAAGCTTCAATCGTAATCGTTGAACCATACTTGACAATGAACTCTGCAATCTGTTCAAAGGTGACTCTTTCAGATTTATTTTCAAAGTAATCGGGTTCAATAAAAGGAATGACTTTACGAGAATATTCTTCATTGTATATTAAGTTTTGGAGTATTGTGGTTTCAATCCGATCCATAAGAGAACTGCTTCTTAGCAATAGTGTCTAGTTGTTTCATTATATCATCTGTAAAATATTCTGTTGGATTTTTTAATATCTCTTTACCATATATTTTTTTACCATTCATTTCATATCGACCTGCTACATTCTTCCACATACCACCAAGTTCTCCTAATTCAAGAAGACCATAGTATCTATCAAGACCTCTCTCATCATAATAAAGTCTTATTTCGACTTGTTGGTTTTCTTTGGAGAGTCTTGATTTAGCCGTCTTAGCTTTAATAATGTTTCCAACAATCTCTGTCTTATCCTTTTCCTTTTTTTTGCTGAGATAAATGATCGTAGAAGCGGCATATTTGAGACCAGAGCCTCCTCCCATTTCTTTAGTTGGGACATAAGATCCGATGACATCGTAAGTATGATTTGTGACTATAAGGGGAATGTTTGCTTGACCAAGTTTCAAAGTAAGCATTCTAAATGCACCCTTAACAAGTTGAGATTTGGTCATGTCTCTAACTTGCTTATCATCCAAAGCATCTCGAATCTCTTTCTCTGTAGAAAGCATACCTAAAGAGTCTAGCACAAACATACAAGGTTTGCGATTCTCCTCATCTGATTTTAAGTATATATCAACTGCTTTAAGTGCCTTACCACGAAACTCTTCAATTGTTACTACATTTACAACAACCAACCGTGTCGTATCAACTCCACGAGACTCCAATAATCCTTTATTGACTGCTGCTTCAGTGTCAAAATAGAGACAATACCCATCAGGGTTAGTGTCCAGAAAGTTCTTGACAACAGCAAGAGAGAAATAAGTTTTACCAGTAGACGACTCACCTGCGATAGCAGTAATACGATTGCTGCTAACCCCGCCAAAAATAGACCCACTAATGAGTCCATTAAAAATGTAGGATCCTGTATCAATGAATCTTTCAGTCTCATCAATATCTGACGCAATCTGCGTATATTCATCTCCTATCTCTTTTACTATTTCTTTTAAAAAATCCATTATACAAAAAATGATTCAAGGTTTACAGTTCTCTCAGCACTCCATCCAATCGAGTCGAGAATAATCTTAAGAGGTTCAAGGAACGACTTCTCAAATTGTAGGTCATAATCTATGTATTTGTCAAGGTTGAGTTCCTCTGGAAATTGTTGAATGAATGATATTACATTCTCTTGGATTGGATTTGGTCTTTTGAGATAACAAAATTTAATCTTCTCACCATTATTAATCAAAGAATATTTTTGTGTGAGTTTATTCTTCTTGACATAATGATTGAAAAGAAGAGCACCACGAGCATGAATCGGAGTTCCCTTTTCATAGATTGCATTGACACTCTTATACTTTTTGACATTACTCACAGTTCTTGGAAATGATATCTCCTCTGGTGGTAATGACCTAAACTTTGTTCGACAGTTTTCGATGAAGTCGATTACATCATCTTCAGTCTTTGTCATGATAAATTTAAGAACATCTTTAATCATAGTGCGACAAGGTGCAGGCGTTGATGACTTGACTGCCTCAATACCCATCATCTTGAGTTTAGGTTCCGCATAACGGACACCCTCACTATCCCAGACATTCAAGATGTATCTTTTCTTGGCAGTCCAGATACCACGGTCAGCAATGTTCTCACGTTTCATAAACATCTTCTGCTCGTAAGCGTTGACGTAGTTGGCCAACGCTTCGTAAGAACTAGAAATATACTTTTCAAATTCCATCTCACAGATCTTGTTAAGGAACCCAACAACACCCTCAGTAGTCTTCTCTCGTTCTTTGTATATAACCTCGACCAAAGGGCCCAGATGCAAATAGATAGAATCGGTATCAACAGCAATAACATAATCTTCATCCTTTGTTTTAAGTATTTTGTTTAGATAATTATTCATCCGATCTTCAATCCAACGAATTGAAACCTGACCAGACAAAGTAATCGCTTCTGCATTTTCAAGTTTGTAATAACGAAAGTATTCGTTACCAATCGCACCATAGGCAGAGTTCAGTTGAATCTTACGAGCCATCTGAATATTGTTAAATGTTGCGATATCTTTTACAAGTTTAGGATTTTTGGTATCCTCATACTTTTGTTTCGCAGCAAGCATCTTTTTCTTATACACAGTTCTTTCCGTGTATATCTTCTCCATGATCTCTGGTAGGAAACCACGAATGTCGGTACGATACATTGCACCATTAGCACACACAGCACTGTCCTTATGCAGTTGAAAGTCTATCTCTTCTTTAAGTATTCGATCAACTGTAACTGTTGGGTGTCTGTCATCCGTGAGCGTCTCTGGGGAAATATTATATTGCATAATAAGATGAGGATACAGACTATTAAGGTCAAAATTAACCACCCAGTCATAGCGTCCTGCTTTTGGTTCCTTGACATAAGCTCCTGCGTATTTTGCATCTTTAAGTGCATCCCTCTTAGGAGGGATAGCAATCTTACGTTTATTTAATTCACAATAGATGTAGTTGTCCCACATTCTTACCTGTGAGAATACATCTTCATAGTTTACTTTAGCATCATATGCCATAGTAAATGCTAAATCAAGTAGTTTCATCTTGTCATCAAGTTTATCTACCAATCTAACGTCATGAATGTTATATTCAATAAACTTTTGCCAGTTTTTTTCATAGAACTCTTTAAAAGTATCATACTCAGAGTGATCTAACTTTCTTTCCCCAAGTTCAACCAAACAGATGTGATCAAGGCGATAACTTTCTTGGTTTGTGTAAGTAAATTTTCTGTATAATTCAAGGTAATCCAACGTAGAAATTCCTGGAAGATCATAAGCGATCTGTTTTCTTCCTTTAATGTAAATTTCTCTAGAAGAAATAAGCTTCCACGGGCTAAGAGACTTAGCAGCTTTCTCACCAAGAATCCTAGTGACACGCCGAGCGATATAGGGAATATCAAAAAATTGTACGTTCCAACCCGTAATAACATCAGGATAATTTTCATTCCAATACCCCAAGAATGCATTTAACATAGACTCTTCTGTTCTGAAGTGCATATAATCTACTTCAGAATTTTTATTATCAAATGGTCTAGCACCAAAAACAATAATACGACCAGTATAAGAGTCCTTGATACTAATCGCTAATATCTCTTGGTCTGCTGATTCTATATCAGGAAATCCATTTTCAGCAGCAGTTTCAATATCTATATTAAAGATACGAATTCGTGATGTATCATACTTGATCTCATCTTCTGGATGTTCTTCTGCAATATACTGATAAAGATACCTAGTGTTACCATAGATATCAAAATCATCAACCTCTCTGTATTTCTTAATAAAATCTTTAGCATCATTAATTGATCCTAATTTTAGAGGTTCAACACAATCTCCTTCAAGAGTTTTCCAATCAGAATAATTCTTACTTGCAACATAAAGTGTAGGGTTAAAAGGAACCCTATAGGAAAAAGGAGAACCGCCCTCGTACCCACGTACTAGAAGACGGTTACCTGCCTGTTCAACATTAGTATAGAACTTCATTCGTTAAGGACTTCTGGTTCAATAGTTTTACTACTATAGTACTTAGAGAGTATGTCTCTGCTAGGTTCTACAAAAGTTAGTATATCAGAGGATCTTACAACTGTCTCCTTACTATCAGCAAAAGGTAACCAATCTTTAAGATCATCACCCTCTATTGACATAGGATTAACTAGAATACAATCAGGATCACCAAACTGTGCTCCGTCAATTTCCTCCACCTGTGCTAGTAGCCACTGGTCCTTCAGTAGCAGCACTTGTAGGTTCTTGGGTTGGTTCTCCATCTGTAATTCCTAAAATATCTTTTCCATTATTAGGTAAGAAAGACAAATCAATCTTTGCTTCTGCTAACTTACCAACATAGTTTTGCAAAATGTCATCAGCAGGTGGCATCGCTGCAATAACTGAAGTAGGATTAATTCTATGATCCTCAAATGGTGTATAAGGATTCCATCTGCGATAAGTTACATTAAATTGTCCTTCGTCTCCTTCTGTTAAGGACAATGATAATGGATATAAAAGTTGATATGCAACAAATTTTTGTTCTCCATCAACTTCTTCTCTTATCTGTCCAAAATTACATATAATATGTTCACCTGTAATTACATGAACAACACGAATATTATGTTCAATCTGTGTAGGTGTTTCTGTCATAATTTAACAAACCTTTTTTATAGTATAGCAAATAAAAAGAGGGGTGTCAAGCACCCCCTGATATTTTATTTAGATCCTTTTAGAGATCCCTTTTTTCCTGAGA